CATAGATGGCTCGATCCTTGTGCCACGTCGCCGCGCGAAGCGCGAGTTCAGACAGTCGATCCTCGAAGCATGGGAGCACCGCTGCGCTTATTGCGGCAGGCCCGCAACAACGCTCGATCATGTGCGGCCACGCAGCAAAGGTGGCGAGACAACACGGCAGAACCTGATCAGCTGCTGCGCGTCCTGCAACAGCCGGAAGGGCTCGACTGATTGGGTTGAGTGGTATCGAGCGCAGACGTTCTGGTCTGCCGAGGCAGAAGGCACCATCTGGATCTGGTTGCATCAGAACGTCAGATCCGCCGACTGAACGTGGTACTTTGGCCACGCCTCACCACCCCGAGACATGCCAGCTGCCTATCCCGACAGCTTCTCCGATTATCTGAAGCTGATCGGCCGCTACCCGTTGCTGACACCCAGTCAGGAGATCGAGCTCGCCCGCCAGGCGCGGCGCTACATCGAGCTGAGAGACGCCGATGGCAAGCCCTCCACGCCGCAGGAGCGCAGGCAGTTCAAGGTCGGGAAGCGAGCTTTCAACAAGATGGTCACCAGCAACCTGCGGCTGGTGGTCAACATCGCCAAGAAGTTCGTGTCCCGGTCCGGCCAATCGTTGGACGTGATGGACCTGATCCAGGAAGGTGCCCTGGGCCTCCACCGCGCCGTGGAGCTGTTCGACGAGACCCGCGGCTACAAGTTCTCCACCTACTCCTACTGGTGGATCCGGCAGGCGATCTGCAGGGGCATCGACACCAGCGACCGAATGGTCAGAATCCCGATTCACGCCATCGAGAAGATCCACCGGCTGATGAAGCTGCGGGAGGTTTACCGCAGGGAGCATCCAGGCGAAGAGCTTTCGCTGTCACAGGCCGCTGAAATGATGGGCCTTCGGCAGGCTGATCTGACCTTGGCGCTTGAGCGTTCGATCCCGGTCGGCAGCCTGGACGTGGTTGCGCAGACCCGGACGGGCGATGGATCGGCGCTGCTGGACTTGGTCGCCGATGAGCAGCCCGATGACGACGAATCACTGGCTTCCCACGTCGAGAAGATGGACGCAATCGCCACGGCCTTGGCGTTCGTCGAGGAAGATGAGGCGGAGATCGTGAGCCGATACTTCGGGCTCAACGGAGAGGAAGAGACTCTGGCGTCGATCGGCAAGTCGATGGGCGTCAGCCGTGAGCGCATTCGCCAGAAGCGCGACAGGGCCATGAGGAAGATCGGGCGGCACCTCAGCCCGGCCCTACGCTGAGCGCAGCAGAGGCACGGCCGTCATGGGGCTCCCGACGATCGAGCAGATCGAGACCGATGACGGCCCAATCTGGCGGGTCGTTTATGCCGGCATGGTGCGGGAGCATCGGCAGGAATGGCAGGCGCGGGTGTTCCTGCAGCAGGCCTTACAGCAGGCCGCCAGGGAGCTCAGGCGCCCAGAACCTTGAACGCCTGCAGGTACTGGCTTGTTCCCGAGGCGATTGAACTCACGAACCACGGGCTGACCCCGAGCTGAGCAGCGATTTGAGCGTGAGGCACGCCGCATTTAAGGCACCCCAAGACCATCAAGGCATCGTCTCGGGTGTGCTTCGCGTTTTGGTGCTTTTCCCCGACCGCATACAGGCCAGCGGCCAGAGCGTGCTGGCTGTTGCCCTTGTGAGTGATCCACTCCAGGTTCTCAGGGCGATTGTCGGTTTTTTGGCCGTTGATGTGGTTGACGCAAGGAAGACTGAGCGGGTTTTTGATGAATGCCTTTGCCACCATGCGATGCACAAGCTCAAAGTGGCTTTTGTTCTCGTACGACAGAGGCACCCTCAGATAGCTCTTGCTATTTGGGCAGGCCTTCATGATTCGGCCCTTGACAAGGCGAGTGTGGCCGTTGCTGCAACGAACCCTGTGATCGAGGGATCGAATGCGCCCGGCGTTGCTGGCTTCGTAGTGGCCGCCATAGCCAGGCACGCTGCGCCATTGCTCTAGGATCTGATCCATCAGCCTGTCTCCTCAGGTTGGTCATCGGCAGGGTGTTAGCGCACCGCTGCCTTTCAATCTTAGATCAGGACAGGCAGAAGATCGCCCAGCCCGTGCCAGGCCCGTCCACTTCCCAGCGCCGCAACCAGTCCTTGCGGTTGTACTCGACGCGAGCGCCGCGAGAGATGTGATTGCTGATGTATCCGCCGTTCTTCATGTCAGCCTCGCCATTCGGGTCGTTGTGGACGATCGAGTTATCGGTGTAGCCGATTACTACAGTCCAGTGACCGCCGCCACTCGGGGCCGCGACGGGACCCTGATGCAGCCAGCCAACAGCAACGGGGCGCCAAGCGTTGATCTCTGCTTCTAGGTCTGCTGCTGAGCAATCGGTACGGAACCTGGCATCGAGGCCCAGCGACCGCAGCGCCTTGACTTGAGCTTGCGCGTCGGTTGTGTCTCCAAATTTGGCGCGAATCTTGTTGTATTGGTCGTCGGTCTGCACTTTGCCGTAATAGCGAGCAAGCATCGCGCAGGAACTGCTGAAGCATTCGCGGTAACCAGTGCCGCTCATGTTGTCCAGCTGGTACTCATAATCCACATCAAGAATGCACTCGCCGGGTTTGCCGAGCTGCGAATCCATGATCGCGATCAGCTTGTCAGCATATTCCGGGTCGGTTGCATAGCCTTCGCGCACCAGCAGCAGAGCGCATTCATCGCGATCATTGGCGCGATTAACGCCTTTATGCTCTTTGTAGTTTTTGTACCAGCGTGAAACAAGATATTCAACACAGGCAGCGATCGATGGGAAGTCGATGAAGCTGTCGGAGATGGTGACCCACTGACCGTCAAGAAACTCACGGGTTGCGGTGGATGTGCCGCCACCTTTCAGCCCGAAGTAATTGTGCTGGCCTGAAGTGTGCTTGCCCCAGCCTGACTCAAGAGCCCATTGTGCTGCGACCACCTCAGGGAATTTGGCGCCAGCGACCTTGGCCGCGCTCATCACGCCATTCCAGTCGTTGCTGTAGGTTGCCGGGGGCTCGACTGCTGACTGCCAGGTTGAATACCAGTCCTGGTCACGGCTCAGCAGGCCGGGGGCTGCCTCGTTGATGGCCGCCTCCAGCTCCTCAATCGCCGCGTCCTGGTGGCCCAGGCGCTTGTAGTACCGGAACAGATCAAGCAGTCGGATCGGGGTCGTGGGGCTCATGCCAGGGAGCGCGGATGTGCAGATCGTCAAGCCGCACTGGTGGCGGCATGGCGGGTGGTTGGGTTTTGTGCCAGTTTTCGATCTCAGCGTCGAGCCTTGGCTTCAGCGTCGCCTCGAACTTGCGACGGTTGATGGCACGCTGCAGATCCTGCAGCGGTGACCGCGTGTCGAACCGCCACAGCCAGCGAGTCAGCCCTTTTTTGCTTTGATCGAGCGCAACGCGTGAAACACCAGCTGGATGACGCTGTTGTCACGCAGCGGGGACAACGCGATGATCTCAGACGCAGCGGCCACGATGATCCAGGTGATCGGGCTGGACAGGATTTCTTCGATGTGCATGGGAGGCAGGAGGGGCCTGATCTGCAGGCTAGCGGTCCTTGCCTTCCAGCAATGTGATGCGGTTGCCGTGCTCGTTCAGTCGCGTGTAGATCTCTTTTCGATCGGCCTTCATGTCCTGGTGAAGCTCCTCGAGCTTGCCGGCGATGCTCTCGACTGCTGCCGTCAGCCTGATCACAGCCTCGCGTGATTCCGTTGTGCGTCGTCCAAAGCCTGAGGCTGTCATGCCAGCGATGCCGATCGAGGCACCGATGATGGCGGCGTAGATCTCGATCACTGAACGCTGGCGCGCCTACTGGTTCAGTGTATCCGCAGAATCAGCGCACCGATCTCAAGGTCACCGCCAGATCCACCAAGCCACCGCTTGCGTGAGTCTCGGCAGGCGGGTCAGCGTAGATCCAGTAACGCGAATCCAGCAGGGTGGAGCTGGTCAGCTGGAAGGGTTCGGCGCTGCTGAGCTGGCCGGCGTAGTGATCTGCGATGTCTTTGGCCGCGGCGGCCACCAGCCTGCGGAACGTCAACCGAATCACAGCACCAGTGCGGACGGTGCCGGTCCTGAAGCGCATGGCACCACCAGCCCAGCCCTGCTGTGTCACCACCGGATGAGCGCCGAGGCCATAGCTGCGCTCGTCGGGCTCATAGGGTGGGAAGACGGCCATCAGTTCTGCAGGGTGATCGTGCTGGCTGCCAGGGCCAGGGTGCCTGAGCTGACGACCACATCACTCCCGAAGTCGTTGTAGGCGATCAGGGTGGACGTTGATGCGGTGCCGGTCGAGCTGTAGTAGACGGCGCCCCGCGCGGTGATCGTGGCTGATGTCCAGTTCGTGGAGGCGAATTCCAGTGTGAGCTTGTCGTTGGCCGTGTCGAGCGTGAGAGTGCCGGTCACGGTCTCGCCGCCGGCTGTGTATCCCGTGCCGGTCACCTCATTGGTGATGTCGTCGAAATGCTCGTGTGTGTCTTTGTCTGGCGTGTAGCTGCTGGTCACCAGCGCCACCTTGAAGGTGTCATCGCTGATGTCAGCGTCGGCCAAGTAGTCGAGAAACTTGTTGTAGATGAGGCTGGCCATGGGTCAGGGAGTAGTGGCTGCGCCAGCGGTGAAGCTGACAGTGATCGTCAGGTCTGCACCTGGTGCTGGAACTGTAGGCAAGCCAGGCGTAAAGGTCAGGCCGACCGTCAGGCCTGCGCCTGCTGCGGTGGTGATGGGTTCAGCGTAGAAACTCACGCCAATCCGCAGGTCGATGCCGGCCACGAACTGCAGATCAGCCACCTGAGAGATCAGGCTCACGCTTACGTCATGCACGAGGGTGCAGCTGCCAACGTCGCCAGTCGGGCGATCGACCACCTCCGGGGGCTGGCTGTAGCGCCACAGGAAGCCGCCTGTGATGTAGTCGCCAGGGGTGAAGCCTGACAGCAGGCTATTGGGCACGTTGAACGCAAGGAAGCCGCTGTCCTGCCCGTCGTAGTGATCGACGATCAGATCTTTATCAGCCGTTGACAGGGCAGCGAAGGTGAGCTCCATCTGTTGATCCCGCGGGGAGTTGCACAGCAGGGTGTAGCCATAGCGGCCGTTCATGCTGTTGTGCTGCTGCACCTGGAACTGCGCCGGTGTGACGACGCGGGTAGCAGGGGTTAATGCGGGGAACGTGGCCATGCGTCAACGTTGCCACAGGTGGAGGGGGCAGAGCAGTTTGGGATCGCCAGCGACGCGGGCTTTCGCCGCCATGAAGCAGCCGCACTTGCCGCAGCGCCGGGTCTTGTGGTTGAACTGCTCGCAGCTGAAGCAGGTGGCCAGCCGGTAGCGGTAGACGTCATCCGAGACGACACCATGCCGGATGGCCTGGCCGGTGGAGACGACCAGGCTCTCGGCCATGGTGCGGATGGAGGGGGTGGGGTTGGTCATGAGGGGCCGGGGAGGTCGGGGGCAGGGATGGGAGTCAGTGAGGTTAATACGCCGTTACTGATGCCTCCAGGCAGAGCGCTGGTTGACCACCAGTCGCGGATTTGACCAGGGCCAATGTAAGTAAGAGTCAGCAATTCTTGAGCGTTATTGATGTCACAATCAACATCCAGCAGTGACGTTCCAAGATTTTTCAGGAAAGTGGTCCGCACGCCGTCGGTCCATCTTGACAACTCAACTCGACCAGCGAGTGTGCTTGCGGATATTGGGCAATTGTCCTCATCCCAGTAAGAGATTCCTGTTTTTCCGCTAACTGATCTGTCCGAAACACTGAAGAACGTATCGGTATCGGTGTTGGGAGTCCAATCCAGCACGTCTCCGGCCGTCACGCTTTCGTTGTCTTGCACAATTCGCGTTTCAACTAGCTGCCCGCTTCCGTTGTAAGAAGGATCGGGAATCTCAATGGCATAGTACCGGAATCTGGTCCCGCCTTTGTCGTAAGCCAATGCGGAGAGATTCCACACCCCTACGCCGTTAAGCGGTGGACAGCTCGGGTCATCAGGCGGCTCGCAATCCTCGCAGATCACGCAGGTCTGATCACCGTCAGGCTGATGCGCGGTGATGATCCCGACTTGAGTTGTACCTGCTGGGCAGGTTGGGGCAGGCTCGCCAACCTCTCCGCAGATTGACCCTGAAGTGCAGATCGGCTCGCACGGATCAAATGGGTCATCCGGTGGCGTCGGGATCGGCGCCGGTGGCACTGGCGGCGGTGGATAGCCGCCCGGTGGTGGTTCCGGTGGTGGGTCATCCCCTCCTGGGGCTGGAGGCGAAGGCGGCAGCGGTGGGGGTGCCGGTGGGGGTGCCGGTGGGTTGCCTGATTCAACGGCCTGGCCCACCTCGGCAGGCACTGACGTGTCGGTGCTGCTGTTCTCGTCGCAGTCGATCCCGGTCCTGATGCTGCCCTCGTAGCTCAGGCCTTGGGCTTCGGCCTGCGCAACGGTCAGCGCCACCAGCGACCGGCCCTCAGCATCGACAGGGAAGTGCGTCGCCTGGAACGCAATCTCGCCGGTGGAGGTCTTCTCGATCTGATCCAGCTCGTAGAGGTAGTCGTGGGTTGTCGTGCTCCCATCGCTGGCGTTCCGCTCGTACGTCACCCGCACGATGTCGCCCTCCTCCAGGATCCGGTTGTAAACCTCAGGCCGGCAGGTCCAGCTGATGGTGTGCGTTGACCACTTCTGCCGTGCTCGCTTGTAGGCCATCGCCCGCACCGCGTGAAGCTCATGCGTGCAGAACGTGGACATGTCGTGCTGCTCGACGTTGTTTGAGCTCCGATCGACGGCATAGCCAACCTCAGCGGTGCGGGTGACGCCGAACGTGACATCAGGCTGCTGGCGCCACATCGCAATCATGAGCTTCGGCTT